TGCTCAATACACAGGAAAACTATAATGCTTGTTGGCGTTGTTGGATTTATATCCAGTGGAAAAGGAACTGTCGGAGACATTTTTGTTGAAAATGGATTTGTCAAAGATAGTTTTGCTAAACCCTTGAAAGATGCTGTGTCAGCCGTATTCGGTTGGCAACGTGAACTACTTGAGGGTGAGACTGAATACTCAAGAAAATGGCGTGAAGAACCTGATGCATTTTGGAGTGAAAAATTCAATAGAGATTTCACTCCAAGAGAAGCCTTACAGTTGATGGGAACTGAAGCTGGTAGAGATGTTTTTCATAGAGATTTATGGGTGATATCATTACTTAATCGAGCAAAAGGTAAAGATGTTGTAGTCACAGACGTTCGATTTAAAAATGAAATTGATTACATACAACAAAATGAAGGTATAGTTATTCGTGTTAAGCGTGGTGAAGATCCTGAATGGTTTGATGATATGTCAAACGAATCTAACGAATTCTTCCGTGAACAAACAATGAAAGGTCGTGGAGTCCATCGTTCAGAATGGGATTGGGTAGGTTGTGATTTTGATTATATTGTCGAGAATGATGCATCAATAATACAACTTAGACAAAAGATTGAATATGTATTGACTAGAATCAAATAGTGTGTTATAATTTATTTTTTATGGAGTTATTATGAAACTTTCTAATGATACTATCGGTATCTTAAAAAACTTTGCGAGTATTAATCAAGGCATCTATTTTAAACAAGGTAAGACTATCAAAACCATCTCTCAGCAAAAAACAATTCTTGCTGAAGCAGAAATCTCTGAAGAAGTTCCTATTAATTTTGGTGTATATGATTTAAACAACTTTCTTTCTGTAGTATCTTTACACAAAGATACTACAACTTTCGACTTTGATGCTAATCATGTTATCATTGCTGGAAATGGTGGTCGTTCTAAAATTCAATATCGTTTTTGTGATCCGAAACTAATCACCGTGCCGCCAGAAAAAGAAATAACAATGCCTAGTGAGGAGATCTCTTTCACATTGAAAGAGTCTGATCTTGATTGGGTTCTTCGTGCCGCATCTGTGTTGGGTTCACCTCAGATTGCTGTTCAATCTGATGGCTCAAAGATTAACTTGGTGACATTTGACGTAAGCAACGATTCTGCGCATACAGATGCACTTGAAGTGCAAGACGGCAATGGTGATACATATAAGATGATTTTTAAGACAGAAAATCTTAAGATGATTTCTGGTGATTATGATGTGATAATTTCATCATCAGGGATTTCGAATTTCAAGAACAAAAATGTGAAAATCCAATATTGGATTGCTACTGAGCAAGGTTCTAAGTTTACTAAATCTTGATCTCAAATTTATATTATGGAGTTTGTGAATGAAACAATTACTTTGGACTCAAGAATATCGTCCAAAAACTATCGATGAATGTATTCTTCCTGAGAGGCTCAAAAAGCCTTTTCAGGAGTATGTTAATCAACAAAGTATTCCGAATCTTCTTTTAGCTGGTGGTGCGGGTGTAGGTAAAACTACTGTTGCTAAAGCAATGTGTGAAGAAATTGGGTGTGACTATATGGTCATTAATGGTTCAGATGAATCTGGTATTGATACATTTAGAACTAAAATTAAAACATATGCATCAGCTATATCATTATCTGGTGGCCGTAAAGTCATAATTATCGATGAAGCCGATTATTTAAATCCTAATTCAACACAGCCAGCACTACGTAATGCCATTGAAGAGTTTTCACAGAATTGTTCTTTTATTTTTACATGTAATTTCAAAAATAGAATAATTGAACCACTACATAGTCGATGTGCTGTAGTTGAATTTTCGTTGAAAAATCCTGAGAAGTCTCAGATGGCAGGCCAATTCTTCAAACGTCTTCAGATGATTCTGAAAACTGAAGGTGTAGAATATGTCGATAAAGTTGTTGCGGAATTAATCAAGAAACACTTTCCAGATTTTCGTAGAGTTATCAATGAACTTCAACGATATTCTAAATTTGGAAAGATTGATGTTGGTGTTCTTTCTCAGATTGGTGATGTAGGAATCTCAGATCTTATCAAGAATCTAAAAGAACGTGATTTTGCTTCTGTGCGCAAGTGGGCCGCAACTAATGATATTGATCCTAATACACTGTTTAGAAAATTGTATGATGGTGTGTATGATTATCTGAAACCCAGCAGTATTCCTCAAGCAGTAGTTCTGATTGCAGACTATTCTTATAAGTCAGCATTTGTTGCAGATCAAGAAATTAATATTGTTGCTTGCTTAATTGAATTGATGGGTAACGTGGAGTTCAAATGAATACAACATTAACTGGTGGCGATTTGTTAGGATGGTTTGACATTAAAGACATATACAATTTTTCCAACAATATAGATTCTGCTGTATATGCATTCGGCGTTTTTGATAAAGTTCCAGATAAAACTTTATTGCCTATTGTTCTTGAAGATGTTTTATACATAGGACAAACAGGTGGTACAGAAAGCATATTCGATAGAAAAAATAAGTCTACTGGTAAAGGATTATTGCAGACATCGTTTCATAAAAGAATGAAAGATCATATTTGTAGAGAAAAGATTAAGTTGATACGTGAAGATTATACAGATACTCGAAAGGTGGTATGCGTTTATATTATAACTCCAAAAAAACATATGGACACAACTTCGTTAAAACCTTGGTTGTTAATGTCTGAAAGTGAAATTATAAACAACTATACTCTAGTTTTCAATAAATCTCCTCGATACAATTATGCACACTTTTCCAATCGTAGCAACATTGATCCGAATTCGTACTCTCAGAAACGAGTGAGAGAGATAAAAGAGTGTTCATTGGAGAAATATTGTGGATAAATTATGATAAAACCATTTGATTTTGTAACTTCAATTCTTCGAAGTAAGAAAAATTTAATCATTGATGATGATAGCGAAAAAGACTATAAGTCATTTCTCACAAATAGATCACTTTCTTATTATGAAGATTGTGTTTGGTTTGCAAATGAGATGAATCGTAGACACCACACTGATAATAAACTTCAATTTGATTTTCTTATAAATACTGTCAGGTCTATGAATAGACCTTTCTCTAAGTGGATTAAAAATGAAACCAATGAGGACTTAGACGACATCAAATTATATTTTGATTTTTCTGAGTCTAAGGCTCGTGAAGTTTTAAATTTACTAAGTGAAGAAGATATCAAAAAAATAAGAGAAACAACCGATATCGGTGGCATGAGGAAATGAAATGTTTGATTTATCTAAATTTATTGAAGTTACTCTAGCGGAACAGGACGATTTCCTGAAAGTTAGAGAGACGCTTACTCGAATAGGTGTTTCATCTAGAAAGGAAAAAATACTATATCAATCTTGTCATATTTTACATAAGCAAGGAAGATATTATCTGGTCCATTTTAAAGAGATGTTTGCATTAGATGGAAAACCATCTAGCATTTCTGAAAATGATATTCAGAGACGAAATGCTATTGCTAAATTACTTGAAGAGTGGGGTCTAGTGGAAATACAAAATCCACAATTGATGATAGATAATATTGCTCCTATTCAACAGATCAAAATTATTTCTCACAAAGAAAAAGATCAATGGGAACTAGTTAGTAAATATAGTATGGGTAAAAAAAGATTTGATTAGAGGATTATTTTATTATGAAACTTTCGGAAATGAAGAATTCTTATACGGGAGATATTGTTTTCTGCAAAGATCTAAATGATGTTGTAGAAAATGATGGAATAGTTTTTGTGAGAGTATTTAAACAAGAGAATCCTGAAAGGACTTTCCTTGTAAATAGAGAAGCATTTAAAATACTTTCGCAGTAATAGGTTTCTTACTACCTTAGGAAACGTTTGCCGGCACAACGATATGGTGTCCCTGTATTCGGTACGCAGGAACTGATATGCCTAATGGATATCAAATTTTGTTAACTCGCTTAAAAGGAGAATTACATGACGCTTAATCGCATCAATGATATTTTAAATAATCCATATCTGGTTGGATTTGATAGGTTTGACGATATCTTTCGATCAACATCTTCAACAACGCCAACATTTCCACATCACAACATCATAAAAACTTCCGAAAATGAATATTCGGTAGAACTTGCTGTCGCTGGATTTTCAGAAACTGATATCACCATCGAACTTGCAAACAATGTCTTAAGTATCCTTGGTAAAATGGATAAAGATGATTCTAAAACCTATTTACATAGAGGAATCGCAACTCGATCTTTCCATAAATCAATTAGTGTTATTGATACAGTTGAAGTTGTTAGTGCAGAACTTTATAATGGTATTTTATCGATAAACTTGAAAAATGTTGTTCCAGAACAACAGTTGCCTAAAAAAATTCCTATCAAAACTGGTTTAGGTAAACAATTTTTGACTGAATAGAGTGCTTGACAATCGGTGTTTTTCAGTGTATAATATGTATTGATTAGGAGATTTGTTATGAAATTAGCGGTTTGTTCAGACTTGCATCTTGAGTTCGGCACAATCGAACTGAAAAACACCGAGAATGCCAAAGTATTGATATTATCAGGTGACATCTGTGTTGCCAACGATTTCAGCATGAAGCCTGTCTATTTGAATTTTTTTGAACAAGTCTGTGGAGAATTTAATAATGTATTATATGTCATGGGTAATCACGAGCATTATCACGGCGATTTTGCGAAAACTAAATCAATACTACAAGATCATCTCTCACACCTAAAAAATCTACACATA